AAACTACATACAGTGATGGCTCTTATTTGTTGCCATGTGTTTTATACTGTGGGTAGCCAATAATTATAAAAGGAGCTTAAAATGGCAGTAACATGGACAATAACACAAACAGAAAGAACCCTAAAAGGTTCAAAAGGAGATGACCAAATATCTACTCTTCATTGGGAATGCACAGACAAAGAAACAGTAGATGGTGTGTTGCATAGTGGTAGATCATATGGATCTATTAGCATACCAGAACCAAGTGGAACTTTTATAGCTTATGCTTCTGTTACGCACGAAAATTGTTTGACTTGGTGTAAAGCGATTATGGGTGAAGATCAAGTAAAAGCAACAGAGGATAACATAGCTTCAATGATAGCGACTAGTAAAGCACCAGTATCAGCATCAGGAGTGCCTTGGTAGAAAATGTTTGACCCAATTACAATAGGGGCTGCACTGACAACAGCAAGTACAGCCTTTAGTGGGTTGAAGAGAGCATTTGCTGCAGGTCGTGACATAGAAGCCATGTCAGGAGATCTCTCAAGGTGGATGAGTGCAGCATCAGACATAGACCAAAAAGAAAAGTCAACCAAGAAACCACCTATCTTTCGTAAGGTATTTGGGTCAGTAGAGCAGGAGGCTCTGGAAGCATTCGCAGCCAAGAAAAAATTAGCAGAACAACGCTACGAGTTGGAGCAATTTATAAAGTTCAGTCATGGTCACAAGGCATGGGAAGAACTCCTTGGCATGGAAGGAAAGATAAGAAAAGCAAGACAAGAACAACTGTACCGACAACAGGAAATAAAAGATAGAATTATTGAAGGTATATTCATACTCTTTCTTCTTTGCACAGTGATAGGTTTTGGTTGGTTAGTCTGGTACTTAAAGTCAATTCAGGAGTAAATAATGGAAATTAGTATGTGGATGTTTTGGAACATCATCTTAACTTTAGTAATAGCTCCTGCAGTATGGGCATTCAGAGGACTTATACAGGAAGTCAAACGTATTGATATACTACTAAACAAAACCAGAGAAGAGTATGTAACACGTAAAGAGATGAGGGATGATCTCACAAAAGTAATGGATGCACTACATAGAGTCGAAGATAAATTAGATAAAGTATTGAGCAAGGATTAAATAGATGGCAAAGAGAGAAATAACAGCAAGACAAGCCAAACAAAATCTTAAACCTTTTGGTTATACAGGCCCTGCTAGGTGGAATCCAATAGATGTTTTTGTTGAAGCTACCCCAAGAGCTAAAATGGCACTTACTGCTAATGCAGGTTTGTTCGTTAAGTCTGGATATAATCCTGGAGGAGTTGTAAAAAGTAGCTACATAAATGACTCAGGTACTTTAGTGCAAGAGATGGATGATGGTAGTATTAAAAAATTTGGAGCAGAGGGTAATACTGTTGACATTGATTCTGCAGGTCAAGTTACTTCTAATGTTTCAGGTGGTCATACACTAGGTTCAGACCTTACTAAGAAAGAAACAGTAGATCTTTCTGAAGATCAAACACAATATCTTAGTAACACCTTTGGTAATCCAAAGATGTCAGGTGAGAATTGGATAGACCCTACTAACAAAAGTAAAGGATCATGGGGTAATGATAACGTAAGTGCAAGAGACTATGGTGGTCGTGATGGAATCTTACGTAAT